CGATATAAAACACTGCTAATACCACTTTGGTATATAAGTTTTGCACAGTCCAAACATGGAGCATGGGTAATAAACATAGTAGCACCCACACCAGATTCGTTAGATTTAGCCAATTTCGCAATGGCGTTAGTTTCAGCATGAAGTACCTCTGGTCTTGTTTTTAAAATAACTTCAGGTTCGTCGTCGCCATTATCTTCGAGTATCTCATATTCGCAGTTGTTATCCCAACCTGCAGGCATGCCGTTATACCCAATACTGATAATCCTATCGTCCTTGACGATTATAGCACCGACGTGTAATCTACGAGCATGGCTTAGATCCGCAAATGTTTCTGCGGTTTTCATATAAGCTCGTTTTAGTTTTTCTTTCATTGCAATCTTGCTAATTTTACCAATGTGGCTGCAAGATTAACTTCAGCGTCGACGCAGATTGTATGATCTACCATTCCTTGCTTGATAATGATAATGGCGCTGTCTTGATTTTTATCATCACCGAAGATTTCTAGATTGTCATATAACCAACGATAGACTTCTTCCATTTCTTCTGCACGAAGTTTTCCGCACAGCATCTTACGAGCTTCTGTAATTTTGCCTGCCTTAAACAATTCAACCATAGAGAATTTCCATTCTTGTTCTCCAGCATCGCCTGCATGAGCTTCGACCAATTTGCCTTCTTGACAATTTTGCTGTACAAGATTAATACATTTACGCAAGTCTGGATAGGCAACTCTAACATAGTTGTCTAATGTGTCGAGATCGAACTCAATATTTTCTTCAACGAGAATAGTAGCAACACGAGCGGTAAACTCAGTAATATCGACTCGCTCAATGTGAAAGCCTTGGCATCGACTATGCAAAGCAGGAATGATTCTGTTAGGATAATTGCAAGTAAGAATAAATCGTGCGGTTGTGTGATATTCTTCCATAACCCCGCGAAGAGCCGCTTGAGCATTGGGTGACAAATAATCTGCTTCATCTAATAGTACCACCTTAAATGGTCCAAATGGAATCATCTGAACAAAATTAACAATCTTATCTCGAACATCATCTACGGAGTTTGTGCGTGATGCGTTAATCTCTAACACATCATAATCTTCAATGCCTAATTCGTTGATAAGAATTTTTGCCATTGTAGTTTTACCAATACCTGCGGTACCGCTAAAAATCAAATGGGGAATTGATTTGTCTTTGACCCAAGTTTCGATCTGTTTACGCTGATGCTCGTCACGAAATACATATCCACCTAGGGACTTAGGACGATATTTTTCTACCCATAATTCTTTCATTCTTTTAATCCTTTGTTGATTTCTGCGGCTATTACACGTTGACGTAATTCGCTGGTTGAAAAATTATGCTCTCTCTTATTGAAATACAATCCAATACCTCGATCTATACATTCCCACTTTCCTGTAAAATCTTCGTTTTCATATTCCTGTCCTAGTATTCTAACAGTAATAGGATAAGAAAGCAAGATGTTTACGAGATCTTGTTCGGTTTCATAGACGAGTATTTCGTCAACATATCTACAGGCTTTAAGCTGTTCGTATCTTTCAAAGATACTCTGAACTGGTTTATTTTTAATTCCAGGACGATCGATAGTGGGATCAGTTTGTAATCCTACAATTAAATGATCGCATTGTGTCTTTGCTTCTTTGAGCATCATAATATGCCCAGCATGAAATAAATCGAATGTCGAACAAGTGAAACCTATTTTCATTTAACTTCCTTGGGAGGATTTGATTTATCGATTTCTGTTTCAGCATATGGATGATGGTGGGGTGGAAAGAAACCTTTCCAACTGTCCGGAGTAAAGATTTTAACCGGTTTCCAATACTTGTGTATAATGTTATTAACAACAACACAGCCAATGATAAAAACCACTAGCGCAATACTAAACAAAATACTGCCTGCTAGAAAACTAGCGGCATTTTCAACATCTACGTTCACACCAACTCCTCGATAACGCCCAGCATTTCTGCCAACACTAATAAACTACCTGCTATAAAGAATTCGCCGGTGCACAATATGCCACCCGCCAAGATTCTAAAAAAACTTTTAACAAAACTAATATTCCTGTGTTTACGAGCATCTGGATGTGCTGTTGTTCCTTTGTTGATAACAGCGTCCAATCTACCTCTTAGGTCTTTCATTATTTCTATGTTTTGTTCATGATCGTTCATTGTATTACTCCTTTAAAAATGGTTTAAGATTGGGTGGTTCCCAACCAACCGGTTTCAATACTTTGCCATCTTCACGTTTACGAACCTTGCCTGTTTCTTTGTCGATCTTAGCAAAGTTAGTTTGCATGACTTCTTTCCAAGCACCTTCTACATCTGCACCCATACTGTGTAATGCGCCGATAGTAACAACAATAATATCAACTAATGCATCTAATGTTTCTACTCGATCAACATTGTTAATGGCGACACTAAGTTCTTTCCATTCTTCTTCAATTAATTTTGTATAAAGATTGAATTGCTCTACGTTAAACTCGCCGACACTTTGGTCGCAAGCCCGCATGAATTTTTCTTGATCGCGAAATGGGTTAGTCACAGCTTCTCCTTAAGACTTTAATATCTTAATGATACGCTTTTTCTCTTGGTCTGTCAACCACTGTTTTTCCAATTCCCCAAAATCAGGGGCATCTTCAAGAGACGAGTCGACGATTTCTTTTAGAAGGTATAGTTCTTTTTTGAGTTCGAAAGCAGTGAATCCATCGTTATAAACGCTAGAACACTGTCTTGATAAAGAATGTATTTGGGATACAATGTTGCTGGTATCCCAATCTTTCTTTTTAAGATGCATTATCGTGCGCCGAAATCTTCCGGACGAATAGTTGCAACGTCACCGTGATTGTATTCTTGACCAATATAAACATCATTTGGTTTTTCATCAGTCACGGCTAAAATAGATTTGACTTCTATTTTTTGTATTTCTTTTATGCTTTCACCGTCGTCGATTTTAATTTTTCGAGTCCAACGACCGTGTTCTACTAAAATCCATTGCCCTGGCTTAACTTCGTCTTGTTCAGGACCTACAACATAAACTTGACACCATCTCGGTTTAATACCGTGTGCTTTACCGTCATCACTTTGAATGACGATACCGCTGGCAGTTGTTTGCTCACCGAGGTCCATATTGTGAGCAAGCACGTCTTTCTTGATGGCCCGAACTTTACATTTTAACGGATCTAATGACATGTTATTTCTTTCTTCGGCTAGCTATTTCTTCTGACATAGCTGTTGGATTGTTTTTATAATAGTCCTGTAAAACTTGTTCTCTAGTACGAACGATCTTGCCACCTGGACCTAATTCATCTCCACGAGCATTAACCTTGGCATTTCCCACGGCTGGTAATGTTTCGTTTCTAAGAGACAATTTTTCCATGTCAATTTCTTTACCTCGTACACTTGTGTATACTTTACCCATTTGTTTCTCCTTTGAAGAATTCTTCTATTGGTATATTGTATTTAATACTGTCGATTTTGTGTACCCCTATAATGTGAAGCACATAACTGGCTACACTAGATCCCCGTCCAACACCCCAAACTATGTTATTGGCTCTAAGTGTATCGACAACATATTTCATTGTTTTAAGTACAGGAATCATATTGTGTTGTTTGAAAAGTTGTAATTCCTGCGAAACACGTTCATAATGTTCTTTAGGACTATTTTGAACCACAAAGGATTCTATGTCCATGTCCCTATATTCTCTAGGAATGAACCAATATGTAGTATCTATTGATTTTTTTGGAGTTGGATAATTTAGATGTTCTTCGGATAGTTTATCTAGATATTTTCGTAGATCATCCGAAGTTTGACAGTGGTCCAAAATATCTGGACCATGCTTTAGTACACCTTCTATGAGTTGTTGTTCGGTATTGTTTTCAGTCCACATTAATCAGTTGATCCAAATCGTTATCCAATTGTCCTTGAGATTTAGAGAGATATCTTTTAGACATCTCTGCTTTATATATTGTAACAAAAGTTTCGAGTTGTGTCAACAGTTCTGGTTTACCTAAACGAGCCGCTGCAAAATATTTTCGAGTAAGCTCGTTCAATTTTTCCTCAACTTCTGAGTCTTTTAATTGACTGAGATCACCTTCAAATGGATGGAACATTATTCTGAAAATAGTCCTAGGTATCGCATAAAGATTACGCTGGAACTATGTCTCCATACTTCTATAAAAATTGGATCGTCTGCTTGCTCAACAGTTATAGTACTTGGGAAGTTTGCATCTTTTTTGATTACAGTTGAACCAGATACTTGGAAATTGAGTTTTCTAACAAGTGTGGCAGTACCAGTACCACTAGTTCCTGAACCATCAGCAGTTGCAGTAAACAGTGTACCTACGGTGTTTGTAGCTGCACCTAAATCAGTAAAGTCTGAAGTTCCGAGGCTGGTGATGCGATATGTATTGTCCATTTCGATAGCTGTGGCCAGAGTAGACGCTCCACCGTTACCATAAATTTCTAAAGTAACTTTACCTACACCAATTGGTGTTGTTTCTGCTGTGAAAACAGGATCACCTGGGAAATTTAAAAAGTCCATAGTAACATCAGCGCCGAGATTATAAATTTGATATGGCCCATTTTCATAGTCTACAGTTGTAGGACTTGCAGTTACTAGCCCACCGTCAAATTTCTGATCTCTGTTATTTTGTAACACAGCATTTTGAATGATATTCAACGAGAAATCGTTGTCATTGTTTAGTTTGGCTGAGTTATCTTGCAGGTCTGTTATCTCATCTTTAGCTGTGCTAAGACTTTGTTTGATGGTGTCAAAGTTATCTCTAAAAGTTTGGGTATCATTATCCTGACCAGGATAAGGAAAATTTTCATCAATTGATATGTAGTTTATTGCTGATGTCACGGTAATTTTTCTCCACGTTGCGGGAATGCAAGGTATTTATCCTCTATCTGCCCGTCTATAATGTCAATTAGATAGCGATCTGCTGTAAAATTGATGTCTTTAAAATTGAAATTCTGTATCCAATAAATCCCTTCTTCGGGTGATATACTGGTGTTAGATTTAATACAGGTCCAGTATTTTCCTTCATAAATTACTGAATCGTTAACTTGATAAGAAGTTACGCTGGACCAATCTCCCCTAGATGCATAATCTGTCTTGGCTTTTATTCTAGATACAACAGCATCTGATTTACCAGGGAGAGCATAACATAAAACCAATGCTCTAACATATCCTATTTCATATGAAGCATTATCTTGAATACTGCGCATCCATAGAGGTCTATATTCGAGATCGCGTTCTCCTGCGGATGCTATCTGCTTTCTCATGTTGTAGAAGCTGTTTGGAAAGATTCTCTGATGATCTCGATCGCTGGCTAACGGAACATCGCTGTCAACTTTTATAGCATCGTAACTGACCAATACTGGGCTTTTGATATTGTCAGGCAATTCGACAGTATCAGATATACTGACTCTATTAACAAGTCGATAGCCCAGAGTGTACAATACAGGATCTATCACATAAGGTTCGTAGTATTCTTTTTCTAAGTCGTCTTTGATATCTACATAGACAACTTCGTATACTATTTCTTGTGTAATAGGATCTCTAGCTTTGGCGGTTTTTAAATCTCCAAATCTAATTTGTTTTCTGTAATGATTATGTCCCATAGCCTGCACGAAATGGTCTGCGGCAACACTTTCTATTCCCGCAAACAATAACATTTTAAGTTCAGTTTGGACTCCAAAGTTTGCGTCGCCATAGCGATACATTTCTTCTGGTTTGAATATTGTTGCATCAGTGATAAAATTACTCCAAGCCAGTCTTTTTTGTTTTGTCTGGAATGCTTTGAGATAAAGATTAGCAAATGTTTTGTCACTTTCGGCGATAACTGTAAAATAAAATGTTCTTCTTATTCTAGAGTATTCTACAGAATCTGCCGCTTCGACAACAAATGTAAATTTCTTATCAAAGGTAGTTGTACCTCCATCCCATATTCCTGAGTATAAACGAGCTGTACTGTCATCATTATACTCATAAAATCTAGTTAGTCCAGGACCAGCATCATCTGCAAACTGCTTGACCTTACCTTGTATCTTTCCATTAGCTAAAAATTCTAAACCAGGAGGAAGTCCGCCTGAAATAATTTTATAATTTACTCTACCACCGTAGGCAATGGTTTTTGCTTCTACAAATAATTGGCTAGGTTGATTTGGTTTTATAGTTCCGAGATCGCTGTCTGACACCCATTCGATAGCACTTTCAACTTCACCAACAATCTCTATTGTAAATGTTTTTGCTGAACTTGAAACTCCCTTTTCCCAATAGGCTGTGTCAGTTGGTAATACGTTTCGATTATCTTTTGTGCAAAGATAGATGTAATTGAGATATCGCACAGTTTGATTTGCGAGATAGTTAGTCGAACCATTCCAACTTCCAACAAATGTATAAATTGAATCAGATAACGATATCGGGAAGTTAACAGCTTCTACGGTGAAACTATAAAATTTGCTGACCTTAGACTGATATGGAACTCTACCTGCAAGTTCTCCTGTGGTGCTGTCTAGTTCTAATCCAGGAGGTGGTATACTGTCTGAGCCATCATCATTTGTGGGCAATAGAAAATATGTTATAGTTCCGCTAAGGCTCGGCGGATCATAAACATCAAGTATCAGTGTCACATAATTGTTTGCTCGATATCTTCCTAGTTGACTATCAGTTATCCATAAAGGAACTCTGTCAGAAGAGGAATCAGCAGTAAAAACGTTTGTTCCGATCTGTACTATGCTGTTATCGGCTTTGAGAAATTCTTCTGTAACGACATAAATTTTAAATGATCGTCTTACAATCGTTGCCCCATCAGTTAATGCTATTACAAAAGAATAGCTTCTACTCAATCTCTTTGGAGAACGACTAGGTTCATTATAATCGTAAGTAGTGTTGTCGTAATAATAATCATCAAAACCGTTTGTTTTTGCTTCAACAAAATCTATAGGAGTTATGTCAAAAGATCCAGTATCATATCCACCGTTTAACGATGCACTATAGTCAACAGCAAATACCGGATCGGTGTATCCAGAGATTATACCGTCCTTTGATAATGACAATCCAGGAGGAAGTTGTCCTCCCATGGGCATGAGATAATATTCTAATTTATCTCCAGCGATAACATCTGGATCGTATGCTTCTAATTGAAATTCAACGTAACTGTTATCAAGAATAAAATAGGCTTCTCCTGCACCAACCTGGAGATATCCTTCTTGAGTAATCCATTCGGGAGAATCTGCACCGTCAACTGTTAGACTGAAAGTTCTATCTTCGATATCGTTGCTATCTGCTGCACGGATAACGAATCTGTTAACTGTTAATTTTTTAACTTCGTTGGGACTTCCCTTGATTCGGTCGCCTATTAGTCTTAATCCCTTAGGTAATGAGCCAGCAATTACACTATAGGTAACAGTTCCTACATCTGAAGTAGCTTGAAGTTGAAGGGAAATTGGAACACGCTCTTTTTTAGTTCCTAGATCGCCTTGGGGTGTAATCCAAGTTATGGCCATTTCGTCCCCTTAAATACCACCGCAATCTAAATTAATAGTTCCCGGAAGTGTGATTTCTCCGAAATCTACATTAGCCCAAGCTAATGCAAATTGCATAGAATTATTAAATGATCCAGATAGCGATCCGAAATCATAAACAGTTAAAATTTCAGTAACTGGTATTACAGTGCCAAATCGAATAACACCATTGCCTAATGTAGTGACATCGATAAGTGGAGAATTATTTCCTTGAGCATACCCTGCTAGAGTGATCTCTTTGTGAATAGTTGCATCTTCAGTACCGGAATTTGTGAATATCTTTGTGAATGCTTCGTCGGCAGTGTTTTTAACTTCGATGTAGTTATCGTATTCATCGAGATTAATATTTTTACCTTCTTTAAGTCTTTTAAATTCAAGTGTTCCACCACTTCTTTGTTTAAAGATTCCGACACCGTCACCGGCATTACCTATATTAGAAACTGATATAGTGAGTTCGTTGCTAAGGGTAGTAAAGTTATCATTGACTTTCTGAAAAGCCGTGCGTAGGTCATCACCTAAACCGTCATTAACTATATTACCTATGTTTATCGTTTGTATTGTCATAATCTACGCTCTCTGTTATATTTACTCTATTATAATGCTGCAATACGTGCTTGGAAATCTGCGAAGCTGCTAGAAGCTGCAACAACAGATTGTAATGTTGTTAAATTAATAACTCTACTGTTTTGAATATACAATTCGTTTTCAACATTAACATCTGAACTGAATATCACAGCAGGTGTTACAGTAATCGCTGAGGAATCAGCACTGTCGATTAATGTTGTAAAGATATTACCCGTTAAGCTACCAGCTATATT